TTGTTTTAGTATAACATTAACAATAAATCAACGAGTGAGGAAATAATGAATAAATTATTAACAGCATTGAATGAGTTTCAAAAGCTCAGTGTCAGTGCATCTAAGGGTGGAACTAACCCACACTTTAAATCCGAGTACAGCACACTGGAGAATGTTATTAAAGCAGTCAGTCAGGGTAGCCAGTTCGGTCTTGTGTTTACACAAGAGGTAAACTTTGTAGATGATATGGGAAAGGTGTATGTGGAAACAAGTATAAGACACATAGATTGTAAGGATGTCATACAATGCAGAGTCCCCGTGTTTTGCAAGGACATACACAACCCACATCAACTGGGTAGTGGGATTACTTATGCAAAACGATATGGGTTGCAATCACTTTATGGACTGCCATCTGAGGATGACGATGGAGAAAAAGCAATGGAGGGTAAGACCCCCAACAGCACACCAAAGATTGTAAAAAATGATAAAACTAAAACAGATATACAAGGAGATTTAGCAAAGCTAAAAGAGAAAATCCAAACTAAATCTGTGGGAGTAGAGGAACTTGGGCAAAACATATAACCTGAGAGCCAGTAGGATAGCTAGAGTGATAGGCATGGACGCTTATTGCTCTAGGCAAAACTACTTCGAGATACTGGTGGGGAACAAAGAAGAAAGACCTGTTAATGAATTGTATGTGGCACACGGAAACGAGTGTGAGAAGTACGGCATTGCACAAGTAATGCTAACAACAGGAGAGATAGTGCGTAGTTGTGGCACTGAGTTATTGGGAGAACAGATTAACACCGAAGTGTTTTACATCGGCAACGAGAACACTAAAATTGTTTTATCATGTACGCCTGACGGCTATGTAGGAGAAGATAGTTTGGTAGAAATTAAAGCTCCTTACTTTGCACAAGACGACATGGATAAATATATTACTGGGTATTTGCCTCAAATATATTTCCAACAATATTTAACAAAAAGAGACCACACCTATGTATGTATATATCAAATGGACAACTCAAGGGTGTTCAGAGTTCCTTACAATAAAGACTATGTAGATAACTTTATGCTACCAAAGGTGTTTGAGTTTGCGTCTTATCTTCTTAAAGGAGAGTTAGATAAAAAATTCAAGACTAAAAGAAACAGCAAGAAAGATTTTATCTACAATGGTAAGTACCCTTACACAGACATTACTGATGTAAAGAAGGTGGCTAATGTTTAAGCTACCACAGTTAGAACTAGAACAAGCCCTAGACTATCACGCTAAACTGGTAGAACTCAGGGCTAAAGCTACTGCTGATGTGTATAAGTATACAAAGAAAAGGGAGGTTGCTTTCTCTTTAGCCATGATTAGAACGGCTGATTTAAAAGCAACTCAACCCATGAAAGAAGCAATAGCAAACAGCGATGAGGATGTAATTAATTTTATTGACATGATTGCTGATGCAAAAGAATCCGAGTCATTAACGACTGGGAAAATAAATAACCTAGAACACAAGCTCAGACTCTTTCAAACTGTAAGTGCAAATGAAAGAAGAGAGAAGGGGTTCTATCAACAGAACGGAGATTAGCATGAGAATATTTATGGTAATGGCAGATGAAAACAAAAAATGTGTACTTGATGTTGCCATGTCAAGCAGGAGAGAGAGGAGATTAAGTCATAAACTTGCTGAAAGTCATCAGCTCGGAGAGGGTTTATCAGCTCATAGTAATTCAGAAATAATAGATAATTTCTGTAAACATTATCCCTCTAACCTTGAAAATCATGGTCGTATTGATGAAACCAAAGGAGAGGGAAAACCAGTAGAAGAACTTATAGATGAAGTAATCGGCACACTTGGTCCTACTAGTGAAAAATACATAAAAGCATCAGTGGTTGGGATAGTGCCTGACAGAAACAAAATGAACTAACAACAGGAGAAGAAATAATGAAACCAATAGTTATGAAAGTATTCTTTAATGAGGCATACAAGGACATCATTGATGTTCTGTTCAAACAAATGACCATACATAAAGAGACTGAACACACGAACCCAAAGCCAATAGGCAGTAATGCTAAGTTTACAGCTCACGATGATTTTGTTATAAAGAAAGGAAAGAACTATGACATATCTTTATGGGGACAACACGATGAGGACAAAGGATATCAGTCAGCAAACATACAGATTAAAGAAGCTAAGGAGTAATTATGGGCAGAGATTGGAAAGCTAACTGGGACAGGTGGTATGGGAACGCTGAGAATCGTGAGAAGAAGAAGGCTTACGGGAGAGAGTATTATAATGATGCTGACAGAAAGCCTCTTATCTTAGAGCAAAAGAAAAAAAGACTTGATAGCCAATCGCCTGAGCAAAGAGAGGACAGGTTAGAGAAGATGAGAGTCTATAATAAAACGAGGGTAAAGAGTATAGAGCAAGAATGAAACTAGAAATGCTAACGCTTCTGCTACCTAAGACAGTAGACATGACAGCCATAGGCATGGGCAAATCACATGACAGCATTAGTGCAGAAGATGTAAACATTTTGTTGTCGTATCTGAAGTTAGATAAAAAAGAAGTTGCCATAGTTATGGCTAAGTTTTTAGATGATTCTAACTCTAGGTCTGAGTTGTTTGATTATCTTTATATAGAGGCATTGGGTATTTTTGAGGGGATGAAGATTAAGGAAGAGGGAATAAAAAAAATAGTTGAGTGTTCCTTAACGGAGTTCTTAACTCAGGCGTGTCCGTTTTGCAACGGGGTAGGTCAAAACATTTTTGGGAATACTATCGAGAAATGTCATCATTGTAGGGATGGTTTGTTTATATTCGATGACAAGAGTAGAGCATCTCTGACGGGTTTAAAAGAGAATGAATATATAAGAATAAATAAAAGATACAACAGGGTTATGTCAAAACTGAATGACCTAGAGTGGTCAGCTTTAGGAAAGCTCCACGCTTAATGCCTTACCTTAATCTCTTCGTCCTCTTCCTTCTCCTCAATAGCCACAACAGGTAAGCTGTTGGCTAAGTCAGGAGCTATGGAAGGCATCTTAGCTATTAGCGTTCTTAATTCTGTAACCAACTCTTCGTCTGTCTTAGAGTTTACATCATCAACGCTTAGGTTAATGTTTTGTTGTGAGTAATTACCCAGCTCAAGCAATAGCTTTGCTGTATTAAGTTTGACTGAGTCTTGTTCTGAATTAACTAGCAAATCTTTCAGCACATCAATAGCCAAACTAGATGTAGTTGTAATCTTGTTTTCATTGATGGCTCTTATCTCTTTTTCATATTTCTTTTTTAACCAATACCCGTGTTGGCTTGGGTTCTTTGTGTACCCTGCTTTCTTTGCTGATGCTGTTGCGTTTGACACAGTGTTCCCACCTGTCATGTACTCGACAAACAGTTTTTCTTTTTTTGTATCTGCTACTCTCATATTATTGTCCTAATGGATTTGAATTTCTTTGTTTTATCTCGTTTACTTTAGCATTGAGAACAGCTATCTCAGCTTTGTTAATTGCTATGTCTGCTACAATGGGTTTAATATTAGGGGCTGACCTAGCTTCTAAGACTTCCACCCTATTTAATACTCCACCAACAGTAACCATCATGCCACCTAGTGTGATGACCAATCCGATTATTCCTAATATTGCTTTAATATCCACGAATACTCCTTAAATGTTCTTCTGCCCTTATTCTGTTATCTATAGATTCCTGAAGAATCTTTTGATATTTCTGAACAGGGTCGTTATAACTGATTTGAGTCTCAGCATATATATTTCTATTGTCAACATAGTTTCTGGTTTCATAATATTCTCCACCATCTATATTTAGTTGGTTGTTAAATATATTGTTATTGGTTTGTCCGTATTTTTCTATAGGGAGTTTGCTTTCCATAGCTTTAGCTACGATTAATGAGGTAGCTATAAGTCTTTGGTCTACTCGTTTGAGTGTTTCGTTTACTTTTTTCTCTATGGATTCTACTGTAATAGTTTGAGTATCGACTCTAGTGCTTCCTTCAGTCCTGCTTTCTTCCACCTCTGTATCTCTGCTTTCGAGGGTTTCTTCTCCTGCATCAGCAACTTCAGTTCCTCCATCTCCTGATTCACTATCTCCTGCTTCTCCTTCTCCGACAGACTCATCTACTTCTTCAGCAACGAGAGTATCTTCTGTTGTAGGTTCTTCAGAAACGACTGGAGTTTCTTCCACATTCTCCTGTGGAGCTTCTGCGACTTCGCTTGTTCCTCCAGGCTCATCAGCAATTCTTTCTTCACTTTCTCTTGGTGTATCTCCATTTTCTCCTCTGCTAACTTCTTCTGTTGTAATTTCTCCATCTCCTCCTGTGCTAACTTCTTCTCGTAAAGGCTCTGACTCAATGATTCTGCTAGTGTCAGGGGTTTCTCCGATGGTCGACCCTTCTTCAAAGAACTCTTGGAAGATGTCTGCTGTTGAGGTGTCGCTGAAACTTTCTGCTGTTTCAATGTAGACTTCTTCAATTTCGATTTCTGTTGAGAATGGTTCGATGGTCGCTGTATTGTCA